CTTACCTGTACTGTAAGTATTTGAACAATTATTTTTTAACCACAAGTTAAACTTTGATTGATTATAAAAAGCATACTTTTGTGGTGTTCCAATGTCTTCCATAGCAAATGAGATTATTCTATCTTTAGATTGCTTCTTTCTATGGGGAGCTACTTCATTCAATTTCTTTCTCAAGGCATCTTCAGTATTTTTTAAAAGTTTCTTTTCTACTTTTTTAGCAAGAAATCTTTTTAACTGTTGTTCACTATTATTAAGTTTTGGTAATGGTTCATTCTCGATGGCTCTTACATCATCAATACTATCTTCATCTGCTTCTATTTCTGTAAAGTACCATTCCTTTACTCCTAATTCTAATAAAGCAAGTGAACGACCAAAGCCATAAACTAGTTCGTAAGAACTATTCTCTGTTTTTCTTTTAATGACACAAGGTGGTTCTTGATTCAAATCAACACCTTCACTAAAGGACAGTCTTAAGTCTTCTACATGACTCATGTCTTGGCCATTTATTTTGATAGTATTGTTATAATCATCTTCTATGAAAATATCATCAAATTTCAAACGTATTGTTTCTTTTATTTTTACTGTGGCGAGTGTGGGGAAACTTGGTTTTGGAATTTCTTCCAAATTAATTTTACCCATTACATCTTTATGTTTTAACAACATATTGTCTTCTCCTAGTTGATTAGCGGTAGATTTAGTTTTTTGGTAAATCTCACCCTAATATATTAATAACTAATTTTATGCCTCGGATAGTCATATCGGCAAATGCATTATTGCAATTCTATTTATACACCATTATAACAGGTGTTGCAAGACTTGTCAAGTCTTTTTTTATATACCTTCAAGTTTTGCAACTTTCGGTAGGTAATTCAATTCTCTGGCATTTGCCTCTATCTTTTCCTTTAGACTTTTAGTTAATAGTTTTGCAGTTGTTACTGGTTCAATACCTATCTTTTCACAATAAATGCTTATTGCCTCTAGATGAGTACATCTTTTATCAAATGCAATCTTTTCTATTTCTAAGCTAAAAGTTTTTGGTGTATGTACTGTGTTTGTATTTTCAGCCACTATACACATCCTGTTGGTTTTGGTAAACCACCATACTTTGCAATTTTCTTCATTGGGCCTGCTTTAAAGATATCATACAATTTACTTGCCTTTCTATCCATCCCAAACTCTTTTGCAAAATTCCTAACAGCAGGAACTGTACCTGTAGCGCTGTACATTTCTCTTGCTTTGTCTATGTAAGTTTTGATTTCTGGTGTGATTTCCATATCATCAGATTTTGCCATTTCATACATGACTTCTTCTGACCAATCACTTGTATTGATGAGAAACCCATCACCATCTCTATTTAAATCCATTATATACTCCAATTATTAAAGACCATTATACTAGGTCTAACATCATTTGTCAAGCATTAAAAAGCTGCACTTGAACCACATCCACATGTGGATTTTGCATTTGGGTTTTTGATAGTAAATGCACTGCCATTTAATGGGTCATTTACATAGTCTACAGTAGCACCTTCAAAGTAAACACCACTCATAGGGTCTATAAGAAGTTTGATACCATTGGTTTCGAACACCCAATCTGCATCACTTTGTTTATCTAAAGTAAAACCATACTGAAAGCCAGAACAACCACCACCTTGTATGAAGCAACGGATATTTAAACCCACTTCTTCTGATGCAAGGATTACCTTTGCTTGGTCAGCTGCACTTTCTGTAAATGTCATTTCCATTACTTATACCACTCCTCTAATGTTTCTTCTAATAATGGTAAGTACTCCTTTTTATCTTTGATAAACTCTTGTACAGTGCCATTCTCTGTCACAACTAAAATTACTATTTGATTGATAGGTTTCCCTGTCAGTTCTTCAAACATTTCAGCATATGCTGCTGTCTGAATATAGTAATTTTCATTATAAGAATCTTTTCTCTCATTGGTAGATGTTTTAAAATCTACGATTGACAACTCGTTTTTATACTCAGCTATCAAATCTGTTCTTCCTGCTACCTTGTATTTATCAGAATACAAAGTTACCTCTTGTGCAATTACCTCATTTATGTTATCAAAAGTCTTATCTTTTAACTCATTGAACAAACAATATGGTAAAAAGTCCTTTTTATGGTGTTCCATATCTTCACCATTCAGATAGTCTTCGCACATCTTATGTACTTTTGTACCTCTGGTTGAAGCTTTATTGCATATGTAATTCGCAGTCTTTTCACCCACTCTTTTACGCCACTTCATTAACCCCTCTTTACCTCTAGGTGATAGTACTGTAGTAATAGATGGGTATTCATTACCCTCTGGTGTTACATAAAATCTTTTTTTGTCAACTGTCTTTGTTTTTAAAACAGGAAAATCTAATTGTTCGTTCATTATATTGTATACCACTCCTTTCCTTCAAATAGTAAAGACTCTGCAAGTCTTCTTCTAATTAAACCATCTAGTGTTTTACCAGCTGCCTTGTTCCATCTTTTCATTTCACGAGGTACTGATTCATAATCACCATTGTTTAAAACTTTTAACATTGTTGATTCTCTTAGATTGCCTGGCCCTAAATTAAATGTCCATGCTACTAGAGCATCAAATTGATTTTGATTTAATTTAGAATCTACTGCATAATCTACATATACTTCAAACTTACAAACATCATCTTGTAATAATTCATCTGCTTTTTCTTGTGTTATTTTGTAACCTTCAAATACTCCCTGAGTATGACCATAACCTATTGTCAATACATCAGCAGAACATCTATATGATTCCAATTTACAACCTTCGAACTTTTTAATAAGTGATAATCCTTCTTGGCTAATTTTCATTTTACAGTTCTACCCCTATTCCTAGTTTAGTTTTTTCAATTAAATAATTTCTTACAAAACCAGACCTTACGATATCTGGTATTTCAAACTCAACACAATTAAACTCATCCATGTTTTCTAAGATTCTTAAAAAATCATGTAGTCCATTTCTTTCGTTGGTTTTAGTTAAATCTGTTTGACTAAAGTCACCACAGAAGAATATTTTTGAATCTTGTCCTACTCTTGTGATGATAGTATCTAACTCATGGAAATTTAAGTTCTGACATTCATCTACTAAGATGATTGAATTGTCAAATGTTAACCCTCTTAAAAATGATGTAGATACAAAGTGTAAACTTCCTTGTCTTTTTAGAGCTTCATACAAACCTCTAAATGCATCTTCATTAGGTTGTTTGAACATAAATTGTACCATGTTTGAATATGGTATTTGATATAATGCAGCTTTATCTTCTTCATCGCCTGGCAAGAATCCAATTTCTCTTGTTGGTATTAATGAACGAACAATAACTACTCTATCAATAGATGTTCCTTGTTTAAGTGCTTCTTGTAATGCAAGATACAAAGTTACAAATGTTTTACCTGTACCAGCACAACCAAAAAGAAAACCATTCTTCCCTGCTTTGTGTCCTTCAAATACTAATTTCTGATTATCTGTGATTGGTTCAATTTTTACTAAATCAGCAGTACTAACTTCTTTCTTTTTCGACATAGTTTTTATCCTTGTGTTTTGTATAACCTTTTTTAACTTCTTTCTTTCTATCTTTTTCAACCTTTGCTTTGCAGAACTTTCGTAAATATTTTGCTACAAAGTTTCTCATTTTCATAATTCTCTAGTATTTATCTAACCCTATTTATCTAATTATGTCAATCTGACTATCTCTAGTCCAAATCTCTAAATCATTTCTTAATCTATTATCTGATTTTATGTTATTATATCTATTAGTAGCCTTCTTTCTCCACCACTCTATAAGTTCATCACTATGATATCTATCGTAGTTAGGTGCTTTTATAATATTGTTTGTTTTACCATTTACAATATCAATAAAATTCTCTATGCCATAATTAGATACATAATACCTTTTCCTTTCTGTAAGATTCTTTGCATTTTTAATTGTATTATTAAAATTATCTAAATCAGTTCCACCGAGTGTTTTTTTTAATAGACCAATAATTGCATTTGTTAATTTAAGTTTTCTACTACTTGCACTTTTTGGCACTAAATCGCCAGTTCTACTCTCAACATAGTTTTGTAAATCTTTAAATTGTTTACCATGCATCATTGGTATAAAATTACTATCGGTCAAACCTTTGTATTTTAACATTGGTTTCATACCATCATACATACTTGATGATTTACTGTTTCCATATAAACTAGTAGTTTCAAACATACATAAATTCATATCATATTTTTTATTTAATTTTTCTCTGACTTCATGTGAACAACATAAAGCAGCTAGTAATTTACCACCAAGATAGTTAAAACCAAATGGTTGTGTTGGAACTATAACAAAACCCATAATAGTAGTTTTGTTAAATGTAAATAAATCTGGCACACCACCTAACAGAATGTTTCTAGGTTTACAATTAATTACAGGTGAACCAAATCTCATAAAACCTACAAACTTATTTGTGTTCTTTTCTTTTACTGCAAGTTTTAATGTCTTGCCAGGAATACTAGTCATGTTACTATGACTTGAAATCATATTAATACAAGTATCCCATGTGGTATTATCTAATTCTATAACTTCTAAATCCATATCCTGTGGTGACATAGAAAAGTCATCAAACATATCTTCATCAAAACCCATGCCCGGCAGTGATGCTGGTATTGATTCTATTTGTGTCATTTTTTGATTACGCATGTATTGGTCAATTCTATCAAACTGGCCAAAGTAATCATTGAATATATTAGCACAGTGTAGTGCTTCATCTGTAGTCAAAGTCTTCATAATCTATTTTCCTATAAAAGTAGGGATTAACTAATCCTTTAGTTAACCCCCTGTGAATAATCTATTTGTAACAATATATTGACTATATCACAGTACTATTTATGCAGTTACTATACTATAGTATCCTTTAAGTTGTACTTGTTAACAATTTTTTGTTTTTGAATATCTTTTGCAGACCTTCTTGAAAATCTGTCTGCCAATGGCGTATTAGGATTTTTCTCTGCAATCTTCTCCAATGTTTCTTTAAATCCACCATCCATTTTTTTGACAATATGGTCACCTACAAAATGTGGTGCAGTCATTACTGATTTAATCTTTGGATTATTTTTTAAATAACCTTCCTTTTCAGCAATCTTCATTACTTCATCATACTGTTCACCAGTTTCTATTACTTCAAATGTATACGTTGGCATTACTCCCCCTTTGGATATTCTTGTTCACCTAGTTCAGGTTCTAATTCTTCAATTAAAGATTCTAATTCTTCTATAGATTGAAAAAATGTATCACAATTCTTTTCCATAAATTGAATTCTTTCATTCAATTTTCCTACAGTCTTTTCTAAGTTTTTAACTGCTAGTTTTAATCCAGCAATATCTTCTGCTTGTTCTATACTATTATGTATTTCCATACCATTCTGGCCTCGTTCTATTTTTCCAATTTGCAAACCCATTCTTTTCATTTATATAGTATTTTCTATAAGCTTCAATAGGATTGCCTATCACCTTGCAATAATCTGGCATCGCCTGAGGTAACTCAGTCAATCCAGTATTTTTAATATTACTGGGTGGATTAATTAGATTAGTAGATGGTCTTGATGCACCATGTACTTTTCCATATCTATAAGTATACTCTGTAAGACAAGCCACGTAAATCTTGTACATCAAATTATAATTTGATTTACTTTCACGTACCCACACATTACAAGGATGATTTACATGACTTGCTTTATACAGTATACTTTCCCTTTCATCAGGTAGTTTCCACCTTTTGATTCTATGATTATTTTTTGTTCTCCCCTCATACAATTCACCATCTATTACTCTGTGTGCAGTAGATAGTAATTGTGCATATTCTGTTGCCATTTTAACCACATGTTTATCAACATGCCACTTGACATTTTGTATTGGGTCTTCATGTAGGTAAAATATATTCATTCAATAACTCCTTAA